GTAATCATTCCATTGAATGCGAATTTTCCCGGATGCAGGTGTGGTTACATAACCCACCAACAAATCTTGATCATCCTGTAAACCAGTGATCATACCCGGGTAGCCACCTTTAGTGGTAATTTCGATATGCTCTATTTGGATAACTGCCATAGCCCCTCAATCCTTCTATTTGCCCATTAACGGCTCAGTAATAATAGAGCAAAACAAACGCGCAAGAAAAGTGCTGATTGCTCTATTGACAAAGAATGAGTGTAGACAATTGCGTACATGCAGTAAGGGTTCATCCCCTGAAAATGCCACGAAATCTCGTATTGCAAAGGGTATGTTTTCCGGGTAATCATTGCTCCAGTTTGCGCATGACGTGCTTCTGACCGATTAATCCGGAGAACACGTCATGAAAACCGTAATTCCGTTTGGCGATGCCCGCGCCGTTGCCCGTTGGTCGGGCGCCCTTTTCACTGAAATCATCAAGCGTTCGTATTTTGAGCGCAAGTTCGTGTCCGAGAACGACAACGCTGTTATCCAGCGCTTGACCGATCTTGAGTCCGAAGCTGGTGATTTGATCCACTTCGACCTTTGCGCCCAGCTCAAGCAGAAGCCGACACCCGGCGATAACCGCATTGAGGGCAAGGAAGAAGGTCTGAAATTCTATTCAGACAAAATCCAGATCGATCAGCTGCGCCATGCAGTGTCGGCTGGTGGCAAGATGAGCCGCAAGCGTACCGCTCATGACCTCCGTAAGACGGCTAAAGAACGTCTTGCCGAATACTGGGCGAAGTACATGGACGAAGTGAATTTCGTCTATCTGTCGGGTGCACGCGGCATCAACGAAGACTTCACCGAAGAAACCACTTATGCCGGCCATGCGCAGAACCCGGTTCAAGCGCCTGACAGCGGCCACCTTATCTATGCCGGTTCGGCGGAAAGTAAGGGCACGATCACGAACACCATGAAAATGGACCGTGATATCATCGAGCGCGCTGTTGTGCAGGCTCGCATGATGAAGTCGCAGAATCCTGAAAATGCCAACATGCAGCCCGTGCAGATTAACGGTGAAGCGCACTACGTTTGCGTTATGTCGCCGTATCAGGAATACGACCTCCGCACATCGTCGACTGCTGGTTGGCTCGAAATCCAGAAGGCTGCGGCTGCTGCCGAAGGCCGCAATAACCCGATCTTCAAGGGCACCCTTGGCATGATCAATAATTGCGTGCTGCACAGCCATGAAAACGTCATCCGCTTTGATGACTACGGCGCAGGTTCAAACCTCCCAGCTGCTCGCGCTCTTTTCCTTGGCCGTCAGGCTGGTGTTGTCGCTTACGGCTCTACCGGTGGTCTGCGTTTCTCCTGGAAAGAAGAAACCAAGGATTACGGCAACGAACCTACCGTTGCTGCCGGCATCATCTTTGGTGTGAAGAAGACACGCTTCAACAATCGCGATTTCGGCGTGCAGGCGCTCGATACCTACGCGACCCGGCCAAAAGCCGCCTGATGAATTGAGCCGCCCATGACGGGCGGCACATTCACTTTCAGCAATAGACTTTGGAGCAAAGCCAATGGCACACCTTAAGAATTCCGCAGCGAAAGGCCTCACACCTGTCCCGTATCCGAATACGGCGGGCGAAGCAGTTGTCCATCGCTACACGATCAACATTCCAGCAACCGCCGCTGTCGGCGATATCGCTGAATTTGCCTGCATCCCAGCAACCACCCGGCCAACTGACATTGTCGTCGATGTAACCGGCGCTATCAGTGCCGATATCGGCGTGCTGTCAGGTGACTGGGCATCGGAAGATACAGAGCGCACGATTGGCGATGAGTTTGCCACCGCTGCTGATCTAACCGCCGATGCATTGTTCCGTCCCACGAAGCCAAGTGCCGTCCGTGTTCCGCAGAAGGATACGGCTCGCGGCATCGGCTTGAAGATCACGACTGCACCAACAGCAGCAGTCACGGTCGGCATTACTCTAACCGTTGTCGCTTAATCCACGGGGCGAGAAGCGCCAAACGTCAGAGTGATAGCGACCACGGCGAACGAATAGCCGCCGTGGTCGCTTTTTCTTAATCAGTCCCGGAGAAATCACCATGCCTCGTATTCAGTGCCTGCTTGGTCCCGCGTCCGATGTTTACATCGGCGGTACGGCCTACAACTTCGAGAATGACCGTTACGGTCGCGCAGTAGCCGATGTTCATGACGAACTGCATGTGCGTTGCCTTATCTCGATCGAGCATTACCGGCTTGTGCCTGACGATATGTTGTTAGGCGATCCCGCATCCAGCACAGCCTTGTCCCCAGTGGGCGGCGGCGAGCCAGAAGACGATGAGGACAACGCGGACGAAGATGATGGCAACATCACCGAAACCACGCTGCTTCTTGGTGGCCGGTCGTTTACGCCTGGCATCCAACTGCCGGACGGCGCAGAGACTGGTCAGAGCCAGCCTGCAGGCGAGGGCGCAGGTTCTTCCGGAGAAGCCGATAAAACTCCCGCAAATCCCGATACGGATTTGAATAAGACCGATACGGACGCGGACAATCCCGACCCCAACGGGCAAGGTGGCGATAATTCTGGCTCCGGTGAACCTCCGGTACCGCCAGTCACCACTCCAGCAACGCCACCAGCCGAGGTTGTGAAGCTTGATAAGGACGAGAAGTCCGAGAAAGCGCCAGCCACCAAATCGCGCGGTCGCCCAAAGAAGGCTGACGCAGAAACGAAACCTAACGACAAGTAAGGTTGGTTAACAAATGGTTAAGGCCAGTGAAATCATACGGAAAGCGCAAACGCTCCTCATTGACGAGGACGCCGTGCGCTGGCCGCTGTCTGAACTGGCCGACTGGTTAAATGACGCAGTGAGCGCGGTGTTGATCGCCAAGCCGTCTGCGTCATCACAGACGCGCGTCGTCAGCCTTGTTGCTGGCACGAAACAGAGCCTTCCAACAGATGGCGACGCGCGACCAATCATGTTCTTGTCAGCGCGCCGCAACGTGAATGCTGATGGCACACCGGGCAAGGTGGTCACATCGATCGCTTTCAACCGTATGGATGCAGCCGATCCAGACTGGCACTCAGCCCGCCGTAAGCGTGCAGCGGTGCAGCACTATCTCTTTGATGAGCACGTCCCCACAGAGTTTTATGTGTATCCGTACAATGACGGTACCGGGAAGCTGGACATTGCGCTCGCTGTCGTGCCGCCACGGATCGTCGCTAGCGGAGCTGTTGAGGAACTGTCGTCGTACGATCAGGACGTGGGCCTGCCAGAGCCGTACGGCACTCCATTGATTGATTATGTTTGCTATCGGGCTCAGTCCAAAGACGCCACCGGCGGTGATGCTGGCCGAGCCGGTATGCACTATCAAGCCTTCGCACAGGCACTTGGTATCAAAACGCAGGTGGAAGCTTCGAGCAGCCCTAACGCGAGAAGGGGATCGTAATGCGTATGATGCTGCTCGACGACTTGGTGGTTAGAGTGCGCGAGCGCGTGCCCGCTGCACCTATCCCTCTTGCAGAACGCCATATCATCGACAAGGCCGTAGTGCTTTGCGAGCGCATTCCAGTCTGGCGCGACAACGACGAGATCACTTTCGGTCCAAACCAGCCCGACGAGTATGTTTGCACGATCCAAGATGCGAACCTTGACCGCATCGAAACCGCATATTTCGACGATATCGCGCTTGAGCCTGTTACGCCTGGCTATCTCGATGACCGATATCCTGGCTGGGACTTAAATGCAGGCGAGGTTAACACCCCGCGCTACGTCACGCAGCTCGCCAACGATTCAGTGCGCATCTATCCGGTGCAGCCCGGAAAGCTAAGGCTCCGTATGGTGTTGAAGCCAGATGCAGAATCCACGTTGCTGCCAGACAGCATCATTCGACAGTACGGACGTGAGCTCGCAATAGGCGCGGCCGGCGAAATTATGCTGTTGCCTGACGTCGAATATCAGAACCCGCAGCTGGGCTCCGCGCTCTTGTCGCGTTTCACGTCGTGGCTCGACAAGGAAGCCGTGAAGGCCAGCAAAACGCAGTTGCGCGTCCCGAAGCGCTCCACCCCAAGCTATTTGTGAGGAAACATGCCCGCGACCACATACGCCGGTAATAAGCTGATTGACCTTCTTGTGCGCGGCGTGGCGTTTCAAGCGCCAGAGCGCGTGTTTCTCGCTCTGCACACCGCGAATCCCGGGTTAACCGGAGCGAACGAAATCACGCTCGCAGCATGGCCGGGTTATACCCGCCTCGACTTCGCACAGGGTGCAGCAATTGCGACTGGGTTTGCAGCAGCAGCAGCCAAGGCAACCAAAAATGCCAAGCAGCTTTTGTTCCCGACACAGAACGGCGCGAACTCTGTCACCATTACGCATTGGTCAATTTGGGATGCAGCCACAGGCGGTAATTGTCTGTGGGGCGGCGCGCTGACCTTCAACAAGACGCTCAATCCAACTGACGAAGTTGTGGTGCATCCAAACGAACTCACGCTTGAGGTCGATTGATGAATAATGCCGGAACGCTGGCAGGCACATTTATCAACGCTTTCGCTATCAACGAAGGCGCTATTGTGCATGTCCTTTCCGGCACAATCTCAATGCAGGTCGGCGGATCATTCGACCCGACACGCAGGGCAGCTATCAGGGATTCGATCGCGATCAGTTTTGCTGGAGCCATTGATCCGCATCGTCGTCATTCATTCGTCGGCAATGGTTCGGTAATGCTCCTGCATGCGGGAAATATAAGCCAGCGGCATTCCACACGCGGATCAGGGATTTTTCGCTTACTCGGACTTGTGCGTGCAGCACGTCGACGCGCAGCGACAGGAACGGCTGTGATAAAGCTGACTGGCGCTTCGGCGTCACACGCACGCCGTGTAGCTGTTGGGGAAAGCGTTCTTCGGATCAGTCACAAACGGGCCTTTGCAACGCGCCGCCAAATCGCGGGCGGTGCAGATACAATCCGTCTTTTGCACCTCGTCAACTTACGAGCCTTTGCTCCCATTTATGGACGTGACCGGATTCGGCTGATCGAGAGCGCAGTAGCGGTTCGGCGCGTTGGCCTGCCAGCAATAGGGCGTATTGCACTAAACGGAATAGCGACCACCACCACACGCCGAACCATTCGCACGACAAGCAAAATAGCTTTGCTGGCGACGATCAAGATGCCTCATTACCGGATGACACCAGTCGAAGAAATCCGAGCAATGCGACTGTTGAATGAGCTACGCGAAATGTCCGTTCTCCCGCAACCTTCGCCAATCGTTGTTAAGCCAGATAATCGCGAGCTCGTCGTGCCTCAACGCGGACGCATGATTGGTACGCCTGATATCGAGGATCCAGCATGAGCCTTGCAACCCTATCAAAATCGCCGGCTGATGTGCTCGATTATGACGTGTCGTTTGATGAATGGCTGACGAACGATGATCGTATCACGGGCCTAGTATCAAATATCGAAGGCAGTACAGCTGTGGTCGATCGCTACGATTACACCGATCGGACTGTACGGATCTGGGTTTCAGGTGGCGCGAGCGGAGAAACCGCGCTCGTTAATCTCACAGTTATGACATTGCAGGGCCGCACCAAGGCTGAATGCTTCCGTCTTCGCATTAAGGAGTGCCGATAATGGCCGTTGTTCTATCCAACAATGCAACGTCTCTGCTCGCAGGTGCCATTACGGCAGCGAGCACCA